TGGCTATATAATAATAATATACACATGAAAGGGATTATTACCAATGAGCATGAATCATGACGCAAGGCCAACAGACGAAGAAATAGAACGGATGAAGGCTGAATTTTTAGCCAAGGGCGGCACTATCACTAAAGGCAAAACAAAGCCTATGCCAAATGAACTTGGTATTAGTAACAACACTTGGAACAACAAACTAACTAAAGCAGAAAAAGACTCAAGGGCAGGAAAATGAATATTGAATTTATATGCGGCGACGAACACATAAGCAAACATTTTCCTATTGTGCCGGCAAAGAATTGTTTACCAAAATGGTATAGTGAGTTAAAAGCACAAGACGAAAACGGTGTTCCTACTATTACAGGGTGCATGCCAGTTAAAGATATAGTCACAGCGGGATATATTATTCCAAATGTGTTTGAACAAGAAATAATTGCAAGTAGGGATCATGCAACTGGTATTGAGGAATATGAAAGAGTTTACCCTGTAGAAGAAATGGGCAAGTTCTGGGAAATACAGAATCACATGACTCATCCAAGTTTTATGCATCATCATGCACAATGCCCTGTTGATATTGATAATCAAAAAAAATCCTATTTTAAAATTTCGTTGCCTTGGCGTATCAAAACACCGCCGGGCTATAGTTGCTTGTTTATTCAACCTTTCTTTCACTTTGAATCAGAATTTGTGATAATGCCTTCAATCATTGACACAGACGAACATGACAGCAACACACTAAATTTTCCAGGTTACTTAAAAGATCCTGTAGCAAATCTTAGTTCAGGACAACCTCTTGTGCAAGTCATTCCATTCAAGCGAGATGACTGGACACATACAACACGATTCGAAGTTCCTAGTACATCTAGCAAACTAAATTTGTTTTTACATAACATGTATAAACGTGCATTTCACAAAAAGAAAAAGTTTAATTAACCATTTCTGCTTGACTTTATAGCTAGTTGGCTATATAATATATGAAACAGTAAGGAGAATACCAATGGCATCTGTTAAAGCATTATCTAAAAAACCTAAGAAAAAAGTAGTTCGCGGTGCACCTCGTGTAAAGCGCGGAGCAAAGATTAGCGAACCTAGTTGGGATGACTGCTTAGACTGGGCTGGCGAAGTATATCATAAGTTTCGCAGAGAGTCTAGTATGTTTTACTATCAAAACTATAAGCCTGCAGACTTGTATCCTAGTATTTTTAAATGGATGGAAGAAATTGGCGAGTATAGCAAAGAAGATATTGCTGGTGCAAAAAGCGCACCTAATACTTACTTGAGTGTTACTGCTAGTATATACGCAAGAATGATGCTAAACGGTATGCCAAACACTAATCCTAAGCATGATGCACATTGGGCAAAGATGCCTGGGTGTCAAGGCGATACTGTTAAGCCTGTTAGTGAGTTTATACACAAACAAGTTGCTATTAGTGTACGCGAAGGTGCAAAGGTATTAGAAGCTAAGACTGCTGAAGAAGCTGACACCCGTAAAGTGCATGCACCATCTATCCAAGAACGTATCCGAGATCAAGCATTGATACAAAGCGAAGCTATTGATGATTGGCTTGAAGGATGGACAAACGACAAGAAGACATTTGATCCAAAAGGCTTTGACTTTAAGAATCACTTCCAAAAGTCGGGTGTTACACAAGCACACGCTCGTAAAATTAAGAGCTTCTTTGAAGGAGAGATTACTGACTTTAAGGATATATTAAATTTTCCTTCTGCGGCTAAACTTGCAAAGATGAGTGACTTAGAACAAGACTTATGGGCTCAACTTAAAGAAGGATATGCACATATTAAGAAAGCAGACCTTAAAGTATTCATAACTGCTATAGAAGAATTAACTGCGGCACTAGACTTTGTAATTGAATCGTCAAAGGCAGTACGCAAAACACGCAAAACAAAACCCAAAAGCGCAGACAAACTTGTAGAGAAGCTAAAGTATCTCAAGACTGACGATAAGTTTAAAATAGTTAGTATTAATCCAGTTGATGTTATCAAAGCAAACGAGCTTTGGGTGTTTAATATTAAAACACGTAAGCTAGGCAAGTACATTGCTAAGAATATTGATCCGCAAGGCATGGGTAGAGATGGCAGTGGGCTTAGTGTTAAAGGTACAACTATCATAGGCTTTGACGAAGAGCTAAGTGTACAAAAGACACTACGTAAGCCGGCAGAGAAACTTGGTGAATTTAAATCAGCAGGTAAGGTTAAATTACGTGCATTTTTAGATGACATCAATGCTGTAGACATCAAACTTAATGGCCGAGTAAATGCGGAGACAATACTTCTAAAGGTAAGTTGATAAATACTTACATGAGCCAATTAGATAACATTAGACAAGGTCTCGCACGTTTAAGTACTGCGATCGAGACTATCGCGAATACAGAACAGCAAGAGTTGCCTCCTGCTACAATTAACAGCATTAGTGGTAGTGCTATACACGGTGGTAAGATTACGCTACTTAGGAGCACAGGGGTTACAGACCTTGCTTCTAGGACTAGTTTACTAGTTGAAGATGATATGATTACTGTTGGCAATGCTGACATTGATAGTATTGTAGGCGACCTAAGTGTAAGCGGAAACTTAACCATCCAAGGTGAAGTTACTGCTAGTAGAATGCACGTTGACGAAGTTGTATCAACGCAGAAGGTGACACAGTCAATTGACTTCCATCCTGATGCAGGTAGCTTAGATATGATGGGCTTGCAATGGAGACAGCCTGGACAAGCAACTAAGCAAATTGTATGGCGTAATGATAGATTCTATATCAGCAATACATTAGACTTGCATAGAAATGCAGTTATTGAAATTGACAATATTCCAGTACTAAGCGCAGACTCACTAGGTGTTACTGTACAAAACAGTAGCTTACGAACAGTGGGCACATTAACTAATTTACGCACAAACGGCGACTTATCAATTGATGAGTTTGTTACCTACGACAGCGGAACAATGAGATTTGCTATTGGTGCTGAAGCACCTGCCGCACAATTTAGTGTAGCAAGCAACGAAGCAGAGTTTATTGTTGATCCTGAGTTTGATCATGTTAGAGTAGGTACATATACTACTAGTAAGATGAGTTTGTTAACAGACAACAAAGAACGTATTGTTATTAAAGAGCAAGGCGGAGTTGAAGTTAAGGGCACGTTAGGCATTAAGGTACAATACCCAGGTGATGATGTTGACCTTCAAGTTGCAGGCGCAATTAGATTTGCAGATAAAAAATTATCAGTTGGACTAACTGAACCAACTGACGGTACTTTTAACAACGGCGACATAGTTTATAATTCAAATGTAACCGCAGGTGGTTACATAGGCTGGGTATGCATTGAAAGCGGAACCCCAGGCGTATGGAAAAGATTCGGAGTAATAGAAGCATGACATCCTTAATTAATATTAGTCCTGACAACGTTGGCGCAATTAGAGACGGGCTAAATGAACTAGGCAATGCACTACTATCAATTCATAGAGTTGCTGGAGATGATAACTCATCAAGACTTGTTATTGACGGCAGTGGCTCTTTAAGAATACAAGGAACATCAGACACAGTCTTTGAAGGCGGTGTAGGCATTGGTGTTTCATCAGTAACTAACGGTATTTCACTAGAAACTAGTGGGCCAGTTAAGTTTCAAGGCAAAACATTCACAGTTGGAAATGCAGTTCCTACCATCGGACTTTATAATATAGGCGATATAATTTGGAACGACACTCCTAAGCCAGAAAGTAATCTAGGGTGGATCTGTATTCGTACAGGCACTCCAGGTGAATGGCGCTCGTTTGGTGCTATCTCAGGTTAACACCTGCTTTTACAATCCTTAAATTATAGATAAGTAAGTACAACTACGGGGGAGAACTTGGGTGCATATTATAGAAGAAACAAAAAGAGTTGAAAAACAAGTAGAACGTTGGGACTTGTATGCTAGAGTCGCCCCTACAGTATTTCTAATTATATCAGCTATCTGCATATCGTTTGGTATCATAGACTTCAGTGCGGCCTTTTTTATCGGCATTGGACTGTTTGCTGTTACCGCAGTTACTTGGTGGTTTTGGACTATTTTTACTATTAAACATTTAGTATATACGCTAAATAGAGCTAGTAAGAACTTGTTAGAAGTTCGTGAAGAATTTCGATCAATTAATTCCGACCTTAAGGACTTTAAAGATGACATCTGAAAACCGGTACATACTTGTCAAAGCAATGTTAAATGTAATTAGCGGTATTAGCTTAGTTACTATTATATCATTAGGCATCGCGTACATGAGTTTTAGTAATGCATTTGTATTCCAAGACACCCATATTAATATAGTAAACAATCCGATTGATGCGGCAACCGACATAGAGTTCTATATGGTTGGATCAAAGAAACACGAGTGTAACAGCACAGCCGCTTATGGTATAGCACACTCTGTAGATGGAAGTCATTCACACAAGTTAACCAAGTTTACAAAACGTTACATACAAAATACAGCACCTGGTGATAGAGTAGAGAATGGATGGCGTATGGCTGTTCCGGAAGGCATGAACAGTGGCGGAGAATATCGTGTTAGTATGACTGGCGAATTTGTATGCAACTACTTAATCTTCCAACAAGAAAAAGCACAAACATTCGATAACATTTACCTACAAATAGATCCACGCTAAGTACACTTATGTTAGTAATTGGCAATGGGTTAAGTCGTTCTAAAATAGACCTCAATAAAATTTATCAAGAAAAGATAGGATGTAATGCAGTCTTTAGAGATTGTTACATAGACCATCTAGTCTGTTGCGACAAGCGCATGGTTAAGCAAGCAATGGGACACGGCCATCCAAGTATATATACTCGGCCTCGATGGGCTGATGACTTTAATCACGAGTCGGTGCAACACTTACCTAACTTAGTTGAAGAAGGCAGTGACCGAAAGGACGATCCCTTTCATTGGGGCAGTGGCCCGTATGCAATACTACTTGGTGCATTTATGGATGCTAATATACAAATGGTAGGCTTTGACCTGTATGGCGTAGATAAGAAGATCAACAACGTATACAGTGACACTGAAGGTTATAAGAGCAGTGACAACAGTGCTACAGATCATAGCTATTGGGTTTATCAAATAGCAAAAGTGTTTACATGGTTCCCTCAAACTACCTTTAGAATATACAATACTCCAGAGTGGGATATGCCAAAAGAATGGAAATTGGCTAATGTTTCACTTGACACCTTAGACAAATTGTAGTATAATAAGTACTATATAACAAGGACTTGGCGTCAACCCTTCTAACTCTGCCGCTCATATAATTTATTAAATAGGAGAATAATATGGGAAAATATTACAGCACAAAACATTACGGGCACAACATCGGCTTGTCGGCAGTATTCCGTCAGCCTAATGCAGATCATTCACACTGTCATCTACTACACGGGTACAGTTTAGCATTTACATTTACATTTGGCTGTACAGAACTAGATCAAAAGAACTGGGCAGTAGACTTTGGCGGACTAAAGCCGTTGAAGGCATGGCTCGAAGATAACTTTGATCACAAGACAGCAATTGACAAGAACGATCCATACTTAGATAAGTTTATGGAACTGCAAGAACTTGACCTAGCAGAGATTGTTGTTATGGACGGTGTTGGTGCTGAGAAGTTTGCAGAACATGCATTTAACTTTGCAGACAAACTAATACGTGAAAAAAGTAATAATCGTTGCTATTGTGTACGTGCAGAATGTGCAGAGCATGGCGCGAATTCGGCGATCTATGAGGGCTAAATGGCTAAGATTGATAAGAGTCAGTATACAAAAGCACAGTGGCAAATTGTCAAAGCATCTCGGCGAAAAGAAAAAGAAGAGAATCGAGCAAGGAAAGCACAGAGCAATGCGCCTACTGAGCAAGATAATAAGCAAGCGATTCCCCCGGTTGAGGCCGTAATACCTCCGCGAGAGTCGATGGTAAGCTCTCAACCTAACACTACTAAAAACTACGTAGTATGTTTAAAGCACGGAAGTAAATATTCTTCCGAGTATGTAAACAAATTGCATAGTATGTGCAAGCGACACTTAACAGTTCCTTTTGAATTTGTGTGCTTCACGGACGATCTTCGTGGCATTGATGGTAACATTAAAACCATTGCACTAAAACAAAATGGTCTATCTGGTTGGTGGTACAAGCCGATGTTCTTTGATAAGAATCTTGGAGTAGACGGAACTTTGTTGTACATGGACCTAGACATTGTTATTAATGCAAATATTGATCATTTGTTTACATACCAGCCTGATAAGTTTTGTATTATTAGGGACTTTAATAGATCAATTCGACACGACTGGAACAGGATGAACAGTAGTGTGTTTAGATTAAAGACTGGTAGCTTGCCCTACGTGTATGATAACTTTATGGAAAGTCATGAAGTGAACATACGTAGATTTCATGGAGATCAAGATTGGATTTATGAGCAAGTTGGTCCAAACAAACAAGAATGGGTCTTTTGGCCTGATGAGTGGATTCTAAGTTATAAATGGGAAATGCGAGATAGGTCTCAGCTAGTTAAAGTACACGGTCAGCCTAGAAACTTTAAAACAACTGCTGATCCTAAAGTATTACCAAAGACATGTATTGCAGTATTTCACGGAGAACCACACCCGCATCAGTGCGAAGATGCATGGGTTAAGGAGAATTGGAAGTAATGTTTATTTTTGACGTTGACGGAACACTAACACCTAGCAGACAGAAGATAGATCCAGACTTTAAACAATGGTTTACAGAAAACATACACGACTATTGCTTTGTTACAGGCAGTGACAAAGAAAAAACTATTGAACAAGTTGGCTTGGATATGTTTGTAGGTGCAAAGTATAGTTTCCAATGTAATGGTAACGATGTGTATTTTTACGGAAAGCATATTGAATCTAATGAATGGACACTTCCGTTAAATGCAAAACGTTGGCTGAACGAACAGCTAGAAGAAAGCAACTTTCCGTTACGTACAGGACTACACATTGAACATCGTCCGGGTATGGTTAACTTTAGTATTGTAGGACGCAACGCTACACACAGTGAAAGAGGATTGTATGTTAAGTACGATAAAGCATCTGACGAACGAACTCTTATTGCTGAAATGTTTAATAGTAAGTTTACTAAGTTAGAAGCAAAGGCAGGTGGGGAAACAGGTATTGACATTGGACCAAAGGGAGCAGACAAAAGTCAAATACTAAAGTTTGTTTTAGACCTAGACGGTACTTTGACAATGTTTAATGAAAAACTAAAGTTCTATGGCGACAGAATGGATGAAGCAGGTAATGACTATCCTTTGGCTAAAGTTATACTTGACAACAGTCACGGAACATGCTATAATGTAGAGGATTACAAAGATACATGGACTCTACTAAAGGCACACATAAATGATTAAACGTATAGGCTTTGCATGCAAGTTCATGCACCCAGATCAAACACAGAAGAAGAAAGTACTAGAAGAGATTCAGCGTCCGCTAAATACTCGTAGTACAACAGTACAGTGGCTTAACAGGCAAACTGTTGATGTAGCCGAGCAACGGTTGTGGGACATTATGGTACACAACATTGCCGCATACAAAAGGTTGATTGAATATGTTGGATCTCTTCCTCCAGGACTTAGAATGGTTAGATTGGGCAGTGATGTGCTTCCTGTTTATACCCAGCGTGATTGGAGTTATTATTGGCAGTTACCTGACGTTATTGCGTATGCAGAACGAGAGTTCGCAAAAGTCGGTGACACGGCAAGAGCCCTCGATGTCCGACTATCGATGCACCCAGGCCAATTTACTGTACTTGCGAGCGACAACGCCGACATTGTAGATAGGAGCATAGAAGAATTTGAATATCACACCGATGTCATCCGCTATATGGGTTACGGAAAATCCTTCCAAGACTTTAAGTGTAATGTACACATATCAGGCCGCAATGGTCCAGCAGGCATCAAAGCCTCCCTCAAGCGGTTATCGCCAGAAGCGCGAAACGTTATCACAATCGAAAACGACGAAAACAAGTGGGGCATCGAACACAGCCTCGAGCTTGCAGACGACCTCGCACTTGTCCTCGACGTACACCATCACTGGTGCCGTGAAGGAGAATACATACAACCCTCCGACGATAGATATAAGCGCATAGTTGATAGCTGGCGTGGTGTGCGTCCTGCAATGCATTACAGCTACAGCAGAGACACAGCATTGCCAGAAGGCTTTGCACACGATAGTATGCTACACTTTCCAGACTTGCTAGAAGCTGGACACAAGAAAGGCAAACTACGAGCGCACAGTGATTACTATCCTAATCATCTTGTAAATGAGTGGGCACTTAGCTTCTTAGAACATACAGATATTATGTGTGAGAGTAAGTGCAAAAACCTTGCAAGCATTGAATTATACAATAAATACATGACAGGAGAAGAAAAATGCTTAAACTATGGATTAAAGAAAGACTCAACGAACGCACTACAACTAATGGCGTAGTGCTAATTGCAGTTGGTGTTATTGTACTAATTGCAGGACCATTTGCTAAACTAGCGGCATACGGAGCGATTGCTTACGGTGCTTGGGCAATTTACACTAAAGATTAAAGATCGCTAATAGGAATATCTAAGCCAGCAGGCATATTAAGTTTCTTACGTTGCTCAACACCTTTGCGTTGAGCGAACCTTTTAGGATCACAATTAGGGCAAACGTGGACATAATAGTCGTCAAGACGTTTATGGTCTACTTTGCCTTTTTCTCGCTGAAACTCTTCGTGACACTCGTCACACTCAAATACTGCATAACTACGTATTCGCTTGTACGGATGGGTCTTGCCCGTCTTACTTTTGCGCACGTAAAATCTTACTTCTTTTTCAATTCTTTTGAACATAATTGTATTTATTTACATTCGGATTGCAAAACAAAGTATAAATACAAAGAAGGAAATAAAAATGTCAATTGTAACCCTTACGGAATCAGCTATAAAACAGATGGATAGCATGCTTTTAGAGCATAGCAAGCCAGCTATTAGATTAGAACTGCAAGGAGGAGGATGTTCGGGATTTAAGTACAATTGGACATTAGAAGATAATTTAGAAGAACGGGACGAAGTAATAGATTTACCAAACGGCAAATTTGCTATTGATAACTCGAGTATTATGTACTTGCTAGGATCAGTAGTAGATTATAAAAAAGAAGTGTTTGGCTCTTATTTCGACATTCAAAACCCTACCGCTACAAGTAGTTGTGGCTGTGGTGAAAGTATAGGATTTTAATCAATGGCAAAGAATGATATTTATTTAGGTGTAGAGGGTAATGACGGAACAGGTGATAGTATCCGTGAAGCATTCCGTAAAGCGAACGAAAACTTTACAGAGCTATATGCTGTATTTGGACAAGGCGGAACTATTAGTTTTACCGCACTCAACGATACACCAACAGGCATTACACCACTTGGTGTATTAATTGGTAACACAACTGGTACAGAAATTATATCAAAAACGCTATCAGCGGGAAATGGTATTAGCATTGACAACTCCAGTGCATCAAGTATTACTATTACAAACACAGGTGCAAATATCAACGCAGATACTTCACCGATCTTTGGTGGACCAGTAAGTGGTAACCAGGTTTATGCTATTGGTAAGATTGCAACATCTCCAGCGGCTATTGCTGAATTTAATACCACACATGGTAGTTCAATTACCATTAACGATATTGTAACAGATAAAAAATTCCAAGACCAGTATTATGCACCAAATACAACAACTGAGCCAACAAAGCCAGTGTATGCTAGAACTGAGCCTGCTAACGCAAACGAATACACTAGAACTATTATTGAATACAGAGGCGGCAACTTAGTAATTACTGATCATGGTTATGACTGGAGTATTAACGGAACTAAGTGGAAGTACTCTACAACAGATACTCCACCAAACGGATTAACTAATAATACAGACTACTATCTAAGATGGGTAACAGAAGATCAACTTAGTATACACACAACTAAACAAGAGTCACAAAATAACAATGACGTTACTCGTGTAAAGGTTAACATTGGACTAGGTGCAACAACAGCAGTTGTAGGAACAGACCTTGTAGTAGATACTGCATACGATAATTCACTATACGGATTCTACAGAGACAACGAAACACTACCAAGAAGTTCGGCAGTAAGACGCCAAGGCGATGACATGACTGGTGCATTGTACTTGCATGATCACCCAGGTGACTTAGCAGGAACAGACACAGGTAATATTAGCGACAAGCAAGCCGCATCAAAACTATATGTTGATAACAATTCTTATGCATCCACTGAAGATTTATTTGTTACTATGCAAGGTGACGATACACAAACACGTACTCCAGTAGGACTAGAAGGACGTGGGCTAAGTTATGCATATGGTAGTTTAAAAGGCGCTCTATTAAAAGCTGAAGAAGTTATTGAAAGCGCCCCAATTGAGCCCGGCGCATACAAGCAAACAATTACATACGACAATGGTGCAGGTGTTGCACTAGTTAAAGCAATAGGCACAACAACTCCTAACACAGCGGCTTACGGTGCGCAAACGTATCTAAGAAAGAATAAAAAGTTTATACAAAAAGCAGTTCTTGATTATGTAAACGATACGTTTCCAAATCTTAGCTATGACTCATCAAGTGTTTCCAATCCTAACGCCGAAGCAATTTTGTTTCAGAACAAAGAATTTATTCAAGAAGAAGTTACGTACTGGATCAACCATAATGTTGGAACAGCTGGTGGCTCAGGTATATGGAATAACTTTGATTACAGTAGTGAAAAATGTAAGCGTGATGTAGGCTATATTGTAGATGCATGGATTAACGATTTATCAAGAGGCGGCAACTTAGAAACACGTAGAATGGCCGCTAGTTATCTAGCAGGAAATCAAAATGCTGTAGGTCCATCTGGTACAGGCTTAGGTACTGCTGATCAAATTGCACAAACTAACGGTGCAATTGAATTTGCAAGAGACTTAGTAGTTAATAATGTACTAGCAAACTCAGCATACACATCAAAGCAAACTACATTTGTAGTTGATAGTAATAACTTGGCCGCAACTGTATTTGAATTTTACATTGGTCGCAGTAGTCGCGCAAACGTATATATTAGCGGCGGTACTGTAACCAAAGCAGATGCTAGTGTATTAGCAGTAAGCGGATTTACATATAATGAAGCAACAGGCATTGCAAGTATTACAACTACAACCAATCACGGATTATCAGCAGGCAATGTAGTAACACTTGCGGCTATTAATGTTAACTGTACGTACAATGGCGTTACTACTGCTAAAATTTACCCAGAGACATTTACACAAAATACTACAACTGGATTAACAGTAGAATCAGGCACGGGCGTTAACGATGTTGCAAACAGAGCAAGTACGCTAACAACTACAATTACAAACGTTATTACAAACGGACTAACTGTATTAGTTCCTCCTGAGCAACCAGTTAAGTCTAATAATACTTGTGAAAGAGATGTTGGCTTAATTGTTGATGGTATGATTATTGATATCGGCAACGGTACTAACTCAAACTATAATGCTATACAAGCCGCTACACGCTATTTTAGTACAACTTCGGGCGCTAGAGCACGTATTAGTCAAGGACAAGAAACTAGAGCGGCAATGACTAAAGCTAAGTCTATTGTAAATGCAGTTGTTAGTAATACAGATTTGTTAACAGCAAGTAGACGTTTTGCAGTAGAGACTGATAATTTAACATCAACCCAATTACAAGTAGCAGTAGGAACAAATCCTTATGCACACACATATGTTAGTGGTGGTACTGTTACATTTGGTGGTACTGCATATAACATAAGTGGTTTTAATTATAACCACACAACAGGTAAAGGTGTTATTACAACTACTACTGCACACGGATTAGGTGCAGGTGATGTTGTTGTACTAGATAGCATTGTGTTTGAATGTGAATTTGGAACGAAAGTTTATCCATCAGATTACACAACTTTAATTCCACAGTGGTTAGACTCGTCCATTACAACTGTTAGTACACAAGTCAAAGATGCTCTAAATGCTAAGTTTGATATTATACTTGATATTTTAGAAAATGGATTTACTGCTAGAAACAACTACACACTAGTTGAAGGTAGTACATACAATGTTGACTTTGGTAACGGAACAGGCAATGATAGTACTGACCAAGGTGTTAACACTAACGTAGATATTTTACCTGGTAAAATTGTTGTTGGTAAAACATCGGGTGCTAGAGGACGTATTGTAAGATACCAAAGCGGAGTAGACTTAGGTGGCGTAGCATACGATAGAGTACAAGTTGTATTAGTTGAGCCAACTGAATTTAGAATTGGTGAAGACTTAGAGTACGGCAACCCAACTGCTGAGAAGCAAATTACAGTACATGTTGAGACAGGCATTTACTATGAAGACTATCCGTTAAAAGTTCCTGCTAACGTTTCGATTAAAGGTTCGGACTTTAGACGTTGCCAAATTAGACCAGCAAAACGGATTTCACAATCACCTTGGGCAACAACATATTTTTACAGAGACAAGTTACTAGACAATCTAAAAATTACAGATGTAACTGGCTCTGACTTAGCAACAGCACAAGTAGTTGCTATAACAGGAACAAACACAGCAGGTGGTGTAATTACAGTTACTCCAGCAGATAACATTACTGCTACTGCATGGGACGGCGCTTGGTTCTACACAGACAATGGTGCAATGGGACTTATTAGTAATCCTGATGGCGGAAGTGACTTTGAAGTTACACTAACTATAGATGTTCTTCCAAACTTGAACGATATTGCATCGGGTGCTTGGCACATTAAACAAACAACAAATTACGGTTATCACTATCTAACTGATCCAATGGATGTAGCAAGTGCTAAGAAAACAAACGATCAAATGGATGTGTTCTTAATGAATGATGCAACAAGACTTGCAAACATGTCATTCCAAGGACACGGTGGATTTGCGCAAGTACTTGACCCTGCAGGACAGGTTCTAATCAAATCACCATACACACAAGTATGTGGATCGTTCTCAAGAAGTACAAACAAACAAGGCTTTAAAGGTGGTATGTACATTGATGGATTTGCTGGTAACTTAGAAACTAAGATTACAAGTAAGGACGACAACTACACACTTAATGTAGAATCAGATGCAGGCACCGGTTTAAGAATTAGAAAACCACAAACTCCTGCGCCATTCTTTATTAACGGTATCCGTTATCAAGTTGATGCTATTTCAGAATATGATGGAGCGGCTGGTACAGCTAAACTATTAATTAACAAATTGTCAAATGAAGGCCTTGGTTATCAAGCAACAAGTTTCCCTCAAGCAATTTATGTTCAAACTGCTGGTAACAGAAGTATGTTGGCAAACGACTATACTCAAGTTAACGACTTAGGTTATGGATTATTTTGTAACAACGCGGCACTATCAGAGCAAGTATCGACATTTACTTATTACAACCATACCGCGTTCTTTAGTAACAACGGTTCAGAGATTAGAGCACTTAACTGTTCTAACGCAAACGGTAACTTTGGTTTAGTTGCGGCAGGATCAGATCCAAACGAAACTGTTGATGATATTGCAACACTAAGAAATATGCAACAACCTGCTAAAGTGTTTAACGATAGCAATAACACATTTGGATTTGGTACGTTTGGACATGCGGCAGGTGCGTTTAGTATCTTCTTATATGACTGTGATTACATGCCTTATCCAAACAGTTTAATTGACGTATATACAGCGGCAGGTGTTACAACTTACGAAGTAACAGCAACAAGTATTGTTGCACCAATTACAAGTAACATTGGTGGATACACAGGCGCAACAGGACCAACAGGACGTAAGGGTGCTAACAGCCCTATATACAGATGTAGTGTTGCAGGAAGCACAGGATTAGAAACAGCTATCACAGGTGTACACAATCCAACAGTAGCAAGTGATGCATCAGCATACGTTGTTGTTAGAATGAACAAGAACCACTTGCTGGACGGATTGAGTGGTGTTACAGCAACAAGACCTTCAACAGCATTAATATTTACAGAGAATGAAGATTCAGTTTATAGAACAATTAGTTTTAATAACCAAGATGCAGACGGTACTGCACTAGCATCAGATAGATTCCAGGTAGTATTAGACTCACCGTTTACTCACTTAAATCTAACACTTAGAACTACAGAATCAGCATTGAATACATATGCTGGCACAGGTACCACAATGGGTGCTACTGTAGGTGACGATGTAATTGCTATTGATACACTAACAGCACCGCAAATTGCACGTATTGCTAATGACGATATGATCTTCTCCTTTGCAGGTAAGACACATGTTGTTTCAAACTATACAAGCAGAGGCTCATATGCTACAGTTAACATAGCTGACTTAGCATCGAGTAACATTAATAGTAATGCTGGATTGTTTGGTGATACAGGTATTGGTGCAGATCTAAGATTTAGTCCAGCCGCAACTAGAACAATTTCATTGTCATTACAAGATAACGAAGCTGGTACCATTACAGTTGGTATTTCAACTCTAAGAGCTAACGGACACGACTTTGATAAAATTGGTACAGGTGGATTTAACACTACTAACTATCCAAGTATTATCTACGGTCAGTCAACTCTTAGTGCTAACCAAGATGCAGAAGTTAACGAACGTGGCAAGGGCAGAGTATTCTTTGCAAGTACAGACCAGGATGGTTTCTTTAGAGTTGGTAAATTCTTTAGTGTAGACCAAGGAACTGGTACAGTTACATTCGCGGCAAGTATTGCCATTAGTAACTTAGACGGACTTGGATTTAGACAGGGTGTTAGAATACAAGAGTTTAGTAATGATGATACAATGTCAGATGGTGACCCGGCGGCAGTTCCAACAGAATTTGCAACTGAAAAGTTTATTGAGAAACGACTACACTTTGATAGAGACGGTGTCATTATTAATACCGGAACTATTGGACCAGGAGCACTTGCAAGAGATGGTACTACACCATTAACGGGTAACCTTAATGCTGGTAGTAATAAGATTTATAACTCAGCTGATCCTACTAATGCACAAGACTTGTCTACAAAATCTTATGTAGATGCCAGAACACCATTTGGTGCAGAAGCAATTGGTGCAGACATTGGTAACAGAAACACTAATGACTTACTAGTATGGGATGGTACAAGTTACGACAACGCAACATTACAAGGTGATGTAACTTTAAGTGTTACAGACAACGTTGCAACAACAGCAATTACTAGTGGTGTTATTATTAACTCGGATATCAATGCTAGTGCGGCGATTACCCAAAGTAAACTAGCAATGACTGCCGCAAGTGCAAGAGCAAACGCAACAGGTATTGCACAAAGTGATTTAGGACTAGCAAGTTTTGATAGTGGTGACTTTAGTGTAACAGACGGTTGGGTAACACTAGCCGCAAGTGCAGTTGACTTTGCCGACTTACCGGATGTAGCACAAAACACAGTGTATGGCAGAAGCGCATCAAGTAGCGGCGATGCAAGTGCCATTGCGTTTAGTACTATTGTTAACACAGGTGGTTCATTTACTACAACAGGTGTTGCTGATAGAATTATTAAAACAGGCGCAGATGGAAGTGTTGATGCACAGAAATTTAAACTTGATAACTACGATGTTTTAGATCAAACTAACTTAACAATGACAATGAAGACACCGGGTGGTGCTACAGTGTTTAACACAGTTGGTACAATTCCAAGTAATACAACTACTACGTTACCAGGTACATTACAAATAGGCGACACTAGTATTACAGCATCGTTCTTCCAACAGAATAGTAGTTACGGAGATCCAAGTGATGCTACACTGAACTCACCGAGGGTGGCGGCAGACTGGATGTATACTAGCTTTATTGAAGCACCAGGTGAAAAGAGTACTTCAAGTACAGGTATTGGTATTGGAGCAGGTACAGGATTTAGTAGTGCAGGCGAAGTTTCTATTGTTGCAAATAATAACGTTGCGGCAGTAGTGTTTAAGCAATCACAAGTAGTTCCAAGTTCCGATGGCGGCTACGACTTAGGTACTAGTGCATTAAAGTTTGGTACAGTATATGCTAACGCAGTATCGAGTATTTCATCACAAGCAAAATATGCTGACTTGGCAGAGAATTACTTAGCAGACGCTGAGTACGAAGAAGGCACAGTTGTTGTGTTTGGTGGCGAACAAGAAGTTACATTAGCACACACTAAGGGTGATAGAAGAATAGCTGGTGTTATTTCAGCTCATCCTGCATACTTAATGAATTCAGAACTTGAAGGAGAGTTTATAGGAACTATTGCACTACAAGGGCGTGTACCTGTTAAGGTACTAGGCAAAGTACATAAAGGAGACTTGCTTGTTACAAGTGCTATACCAGGGTATGCTATTGTAGACAATGACCCCAAAGTTGGAACTGTAATTGGAAAGGCAGTAGCTAATAAAACTACTGACGATCGCGGCACAGTCGAAGTTGTGGTAGGGAGAGTATAATGGCTATTCAAACAGTAAACATTGGCACAAGTGCTAACAAGGGTGACGGCGACACTTTAAGAGCGGCGTTTAAAAAAATCAACGATAACTTTGCAGAACTAAATGTAACCAATACAAATAGAGATGTAGTAGGAAGTGTATTTGCTGATGACAGTACATTACTTGTAGATGCTGTAAATGGCATTATACCAGGGTATGTAAGTTTAGCAACATTAAAAACTGAAGTAGCGGCAAGTGCAGACTTTGCGGCATTCAAAGTACGTATAGCGGCATTATAAGGATAAAGACATGGCAAATAGAATACCATTAATTGTTGATAGAGACGATAGCAACAAACTAAAAGAATTACCAATAGGTGATAATTTAGACTTAACAGGATCGGGTATAACCGGAGCAGGAAATATTTCTGCAACAGGACTTACACTTGCTGGGGTTAGTTATAATCCGTTTAGTGGAAGTTGGAATGACTTAGCAGATAAGCCCACAGTAGCCGCAAGCACAACAGACTTACCTGAAGGCACTAATCAGTATTTTACAAACGAAAGAGTTGATGACAGAGTTAACGCTGTACTTAGAGAAGGCTCTAACATCGACATCACATATGATGACTTAAATGGAACAATTACTATTGCTTCAACTGCTAGTGGCAGTGGTGGTGGTAGCGGCATTACCACTGAGTTAACAGGGTTAGCAAATACCCAACTATTAAAATGGAATACTACAGCTGGACAAGACAATGCCGGTGCTTGGGTTAATAGCTTTGTTAATTATAGTGAAATTGTTGGAACACCTAGTTTAGCTACAGTAGCGACAACAGGTAGTTATAATAACTTAACAAACAAACCTAGTATTGTAGATGACATTAGCGACTTAGATGATGTTGACACTCAATCAACTCCGCCCACTCCGGGACAAGTTTTAAAATGGGACGGTACCAAGTGGGCACCTGCTAATGATGCTACTTCAGGTGGCGGCGGATTAAATGCAGATACACTTGACGGATTTGATAGCCCATACTTTTTAGACTACGCTAACTTAACCAATCAACCTGCATTGTTTAACAGCGAATGGAGTTCACTAGTTGGCACTCCTACAACATTATCAGGATACGGAATTACTGATGCTGTTAGTACTAGCGGAAATTACACACAAAACGGTTCAGTAACATTTAATAGTGATATGGGTATTGTAGTTGGTACTAACAATAACTTAAAAATACATATTGACAACGCAGTAATTTTTGAAAACAGTGTTACTGAGCAGGACATGAACTTTAAAATTAAGCCATCGGGTGGCACAGTGTCAGCAATGTATATTGATACAGGTACGCAACGCATTGGTATGTTTGATGTTGCTCCTACACACAAATTAACAGTAGCAGGCGATATAAAAGGTACATCATTTGTTGGTAGTGGTGCAAGTTTAACAGGACTTACACTTAGTCAAGTATTATCAGGCGGCTCTGAAGTAAGTGATAGTGTTAGCTTTGGTAATGTTACACCTTTTGCAACTAGTACATATAACTTAGGCGCAAGCAACAATGTTTATTTAAACGCTTATGCAACTAACTTCTACGGCGGTGGTGCAAATATTACAGGAGTACAATACTCAAATGTTACAGGCACACCTACACTAGCAACAGTAGCAACTACAGGTGCATACGGTGACTTAACAGGAGCACCAACAACAGTAAGTTCATTTACCAATGACTCAGGCTACTTGGCAAACTTAACATCAACTAGTATCACTACACTGTCTGATGTAAGTATTAACACTCCGTTGGCAAATCAAGTAATAAAATACGTTGGAGGCATTTGGACTAACGCGGCAGGTGGTGAATCAGTTGGGAACTTTACATTTAGTTCTAGCACAATCGATACAGACGATTCTAGTGCAATTACAGTAACGCCAGCAATGGTATTAAGTAGCGATCTTACAGTACAAAACGATATGATCGTAACAGGATCATTACAAGCAGAAACATTTGAAGGTACAGGTACAGGTACTCCGCAGATTACTAGTGCAGGCTCAATTGAGCTTGTTGCTGAAGATGCTGTTAAGGTAACACAGAGTCCATTTAGATTAGCATCGTTTACAACTACTGAGCGTAACGCTCTTACAGCAGTAAACGGGGATACCATATATAACACAACTACAAACAAGTTCCAAGGTTATGCGAACGGTGGTTGGGTTGACTTACATTAAAGGATTTAACTGATGAGTGAAAAAGAGTATATCGTAACTCTTAAAGAAGGTGTCGACTATGATGCATTTAATCGAGAGATGATTGCAGAAACAGGCGCCGGAGATATTCCAGGACGTACTGTTACTATAGCAGACGCAAGACTAGGTTCACAAAGAAATACACATTATATGTTGACTACTGACGAAGTAGATACTCTTAAAAACGACAGTAGAGTTTTAGATGTAGATCTTCCACCTGATCAAAATCCAAATATTGAAATTGGTATTCAATCAGTACAGACAGCAAATTTTAATAAGTCAAGTGCCGATAGCGGAGATTATCGAGACTGGGGTAAAATTAGACACAGTTTCTTTGAACAACAATATGCAAGTAACTCAACAAACACTAACCGTACGTTTGCAATGGACGGACAAGGTGTTGATGTTGTTATACAAGATAGTGGGCTGGAATGTGGTCACCCTGAATTTTACATGGCCGATACAGCAGAGTATGTTAGTACAACACTCGATGCTAACAGCACAAATGGTGCAGTGTTTGATAGAGAAGTCACAGTTCACGGATTAAAACTTGTTCCGGCAGGTGCAGTAGGCGGACAGTCAGCAGTGCCAGATGACTTTAGTAAAAAAGTTGCACAAGTTGTAAAACTATTAATTGATCCTACAGGCACACATATTAATCTTACACACCAAAAAAATCTAATAGCAACACTAAAAGGTGATGCTGGTACATTCCATGCAGGTATGCCAACTGCACAAAGAATTGGTAACAGTGCAGGTTCAAGTTATTCACCTAACTGGCTAACTGATGCGGGCATTCCAAGTTATGCAGGATATCAAACATTTTTAGACTCACATGTGGCTAACGATATGGTATGGTATAATAATGCAAGCGGGCCTCAACCAACTACACAAGATAGTGAAATTGAAGAAGTTATGGAACACTTGTTTCATACAATACATTTATTTGGATTGCCAGGCGCAACTCCAGGTAGTGCAACAGGATTAAATTGGCTTGCTACAAATGCTGTTGGAGATAGTTGGAAAACAACTGAACTACATCTTGCAATGGCAGAAGCTATTGCCGCGAGTAAATTTGACCCAAGTGATTATGCACCTAGTTGGGCAACTAACACAGAACAGGCAGAACTTGCTTACAAGGAATACATGTATTTGCTTAACTGGGGTATGTGGGATATGAGCGAGTTTTGGAGTGGCGGAACTCTTGCACCAGAATGGACAGACGACATGCGTACACCGGCTGGTATTAGAACAAATAATCCACAAGGTTATCAACTTTTCAAAAAATACTTTATGCCTGTATTAAGCAAGCCAAGTTTTACAACATTGAAAAGTATCTTCAAAGGAAACGATCAAGGTAACGAAAACTATCTAGCATGGTCCGGTGCAAATAGAGTACATGAAATTAATTGGGCAGACGAAAGCGGAATAAGTTTTACACAGAGTGCAAATCATTATAGAGACTATGACGGACACGGAACACATTGTGGCGGAACAGCAGTAGGTAAGAACTTTGGTTGGGGTACAAAAGCAAGAATCTTTTCTGTCAAAGTAGCAGGATTAGAAGGCAGTGGTGATAGTGGCACTGGTATTAGTATATCAAACATATATGATTGTATTAAACAATGGCACATCAACAAAGAAGCAGATCCAATTACAGGAGTAAAACGTCCTACTATTGTAAACGCAAGTTGGGGATATAGCAGTAGCATTGGTAATACCTTTAATAACATTACAACTATTGTGTACAGAGGTACAACTTATAATAGCGGTAATGATGGTAGCTTTGGTGGAATAACTCATATGAGAGATACCTATGGTTATTATCCATACTATGCAAGTGGCAATTATAGATTTCCTGTAAGAGTATCTAGTGTAGATACAGACGTAAACGAATGTATTGCGGCAGGTGTACACATTTGCATTGCGGCAGGTAACAACAGTTTTAAAGCAGATCTAAGCACTGGCTTAGATTATAATAATATTGTATTTTCAAGTAGTGGAGCAAATGGAAGCTACCATAGAGGTAGTTCACCTTTTAGTGATAATGCATTTATGGTAGGGTGTATGGACAGCACACCACAAGATGAATCAGGTAATGTAGAAAGGAAAACAGGGTTTAGTACAACAGGTCCAGCAGTAAATATATTTGCGGCTGGTGAGAATATTGTTAGTGCAACTAGTACAACAAACAAATTTGGGGCGCCAAGTTATTTTGACAATGCTAACTATAGGCAAACTAATATTAGCGGAACAAGTATGGCAAGTCCACAAGTATGCGGAGTAGGAGCATTGTACTTACAAGCAAGTCCAGAACTTACACCTGCACAACTACAAAATAAAATGAACAATGCTTCAAAGGCAATTTTGAAAGACGAAAATAATCTTACTAACTACGGTGATACTACAGATATATGTGGTGCTGAAAATAGAATGTTGTTTAACAAATATAATCAACAAAAGCCATTTACTAGTAATATTGTAGCAATGAAGAAGCGATAAATATAGTATAGGAGACTTACATGGCAATACAAACTATCAACATCGGAACTATTGCAAACGACGGCACAGGTGATGATCTTCGTGAAGCGTTTGTAAAAGTTAATAACAACTTTTCAGAACTTAGTGCAAGATCGCCGGAGCAAACAACTGGAGCTAATCTAGGAGCTAGTGGAGAGGGTATTTTTGCGCAAATAAGTTTAGCAGAGCTACAGTTTAAAAAGATTGTAGCTGGGTCAGCAATAACACTTGCTTCTGATGCTAACACTGTTACAATTAATAGTACAGCAACAGGCTTACCTAGCGTACAAGTGTTTGCCGATAATAATAACCTTACACTAGATTCAAACAGTAATGCATTAACTATTGCAGGTGGCGGAACAACTACTACAAATCTAAGCGGAACAACGATTACAGTGTCAAGTGTTACGTCAGTCCAAACTGATACAGCACCTAAACTAACAGCAACACTGAACGCACAAACTAATGATATTACTAACGTAGGTAATATGACAGGTTTAGTACATAATCTTGATATCCGTAAAATGGATGGAATACAATCTTATGTTAACGAACTAGACTTAGGACTATTTAACCCAGAATCATTTAGTACTGGATTAGAATACTTGATTCATAATATGACTGTTGATTTTGATAACGGTTCTAGTACGTTTACAGCGTCAGCACAACCTACAGCAGAATTTGGCACTAGTTTTAGTTAAGGAATATAAATGGCACAATTATGGACCGTTAGCACAGGTTACAACTTAGGTACATTTCAAGAAAGTATCACACAGACAATACCATTACCGGTATCTGCCGGAAGTACTCTTACACTTATTAGTGGAGCGATTCCGAGTGGCCTAAGAATAGAAGGAACTACACTAACAGGAACTCCCAATGAAGTAAACTTTCTAAAGACATTTAAGTTTGTAATGAGAGCAGTTAATGACAATGTCACAGAAGACTTAACATTGAAATTAAAAATTGATGGTGCAGATGCTCCAGTATGGATAACTCCTGAAGGACCGTTAGCAATAGGTCCTAACAACAAATTTTATATTTTAGACAGTAGTTTAGTAGACTTCCAATTACAACTTATTGATCCTGATTTACCAGCTGGCGACACTATTGAATACTTTATTGCCGATAATAACGGTGAACTACCTCCGGGTATTACACTAGGTACTACTACTGGTAAACTTACAGGAATAGTTGAACCTATACTAGCGTTAGAACAACGAGCAAATAGCGGATTCTTTGATACAAATACATACGGACAACATGCGTTTGATTTTGGCGTCAAGAGTGCAAACGGTTTTGAAAGCTATTACTACGATACAACATTTTATGATTATAATGTTGCTACCAGAAGTCCTAAAAAATTAAATCGATATTACGAATTTACAGTAAGTGCAAGCGACGGTGTTACTATTGCTCAACGCAAGTTTCAAATCTATCTTGTAGGTGACGATTTCCTAAGATCAGATAATACTATTATGCAACTTGCTACAGGGTTATTTACGGCAGATAACACATACCTTAGAGCACCAGTTTGGTTAACACCAAGCGACTTGGGATATAGAAGAGCCAACAACTATGTAACACTATTCCTTGATGTATATGATCCGACTAGTAACACAGGCATTATTAGCTTTACAGTTAAAGATTCAAACGCAGACGGAAGCACAAGTGCATTGCCGCCCGGCATGATTATTGACAGCACTACTGGAGAAATTGCAGGACGTATTCCTTATCAGCCAGCTGTTACACGAGAATATAATTTTACAATCGAAGCACTAAGACAACTAGGTTCTTCGTCCGATACAACAACACAGCCATTTGCAAATAGCTTTGGTGTAGGCCAGACATGGAGCGGTGACGAAAATGTTTCATGGACAGAATTTGCTGATACTAGATTTAACAGATTAGGCGGATCGGGTTGGGTAGTATTTAACGAGGCGGCTGTTTCTACAGCAGATGCAGGTGATAATAAATCATATGTTGCAATTGATGTACTTGATAAAACTGTATGGACTATAGAAAATGGTAGAGTTACTTCTACTTCAAAAAATACTGCTACTACTAAAATTGAAGTAGGAACAACTGACTATCTTAGAGGTAAGTTTATTGGAACTATTCCTAACGTAGGATATAAAACATACGATTCAAATGGTGCAACTATCTCAAATAAAGTTGTTACAATATCGTTTTATAACTTTGATAAGCGTAACACTATTACTAGCAATCCGACTGTATCTAAAGATAAACAATTCAGTGTTAAGCTATTAGGCGAGGTCGAAAGTGCCATTACATGGAACACTGCGGCCAGTCTTGGAAATTTAAGAGCAAACTTTGTTAGTACATTAAGTGTTAGTGCTACTAGTAATGTTACTAGCGCGGTTGTACTTTATAGCTTTGAATCAGGAAGACTGCCTCCTGGCATTACGTTAGCAATCGACGGACAGCTACAAGGTAAAATTAAACAGTTTGGTGCAGTTGGTGATTTGGGCTTAACAACTATTGACAAAGCAACTACAGCAACAACGTTTGACGGACTTACAACTACCATTGACCGTAGTTACACATTTACTGTTAAGGCACAGGATCAATTCCAATTTAGTGCATCAACTAGAACATTTACTATCACTACTACAGATCCAGATGATTTACTATACAGTAGTTTATCAATGGTTCCACTGTTAAAACAAACACAAAGAATAAACTTTAGAAACTTTGTATCTGATCCAACTATCTTTACACCAAGAAGCGTATATAGACCAAACGATGATACATTTGGATTACAAAGCGAAATTAAAATGTTAGCGTATGCTGGCATTGAAACTAAAGATGTAAGAGAATTTGTAGCGGCCGCGGCAAAGAATCACAAGAGAAAAAGTTATAAGCTAGGCCAAGTTAAAAAAGCAATAGCAAAAAATCCTGGAAGTAATGACACTGTATATGAAGTAATATATTTAGAAGTTATTGATCCAGACGAGCCGGATAAAATCAAAGGAAAAACAAAACAAAGTTTTGTAGCAACAACAAAAAATAAGATTACAACAGATAGTATTCAATATTCAGTCACTGACGATAATACTGGTGTTGGTACAGGTGAAGGATTCTTTACGTTAGGCCTTAGAGGCGGTGACGGAACTAGTCCTGCATCAACAGGAACTATTACATTCTATACAAGAGTTGGTCCTGTGTTGTTTACGCCGGGCGGCAGTATACCTCTTGTACTACGTAACGGTAGTGACATTGTAGTAGCAGATATTGACGACAGTATCAGCTCTGATAGTTTAAGATTGCGCCCAACAACTAATACAATCAAAATTGACAGTGATGCAGTATTAGTAAGTGACAGTAAAGATCAACGTAAATATATCAGTAATATTACTAATATGAGAGATCGTATTAGAGCAGTAGGTAGCAATCTAAGAGAGTTTTATCCATTATGGATGCGTACTGCACAAGTGCAAGGACAGTCAGAATTAGGATTTACACTTGCAATACCGTTATGTTATTGTAAGCCGGGAGAAGCAGATAGTGTAATTCTAAATATTAAAAATAGTAACTTTGACTTTAGACAACTAGATATTGAGATTGAAAGATACAATATTGACAGTACAAATGGAAACAGTAACGAACAATACATACCGTTCGGAAATTACCAATTCAATGTGTAAAGCCGATAAATAGATATAACAGGAGCAAATAGATGGCAAGTAATATTAATGACACTGCGGTGAATAGCGATTATCCAATTGCAGGCGTCGACAACGACTCACAAGGATTTAGAGATAATTTCTCAACAATCAAAACTAACTTTGTTGCGGCAAAGGCAGAGATTGAAACATTGCAGACTACCACTGCAAAACTAAATGTAGCAAACAATTTCTTAGGTAACACAGTTTCGGGCGCAAACTTACAAAATGTTACTGAGACGGCATACATTGCAAGTACTACAGTTAATACTAGCCAAAACGTTAACGTAGATAGCGGTGGATACCAAGAATTTAAAGCAGGTGCAGATATTACATTTACACTTTCAAACTGGTCTAGTGTTACTGCAAAAGCAGGTAAGGTTAGAGTACACGTACAAAGTGACCAAGCCGCTGGTAGTGCTACTAATAGAACTATTACATTTGCATCCAATGCAGGTGCTGGAACTATTAAAACAGACAACGGATGGCCGACAGCTAATACTACAGCAGTAATTGGTGCACCGGGCGCAGATGAAGCAAGTAAGTATTATGCTTTTGAATTTACTAGCTATGATAGTGGCGCTACTGTATGGGCTAAGTATTTAGGAATCTTCCAGTAATGCATCCATTTGCTGAAGACACCTCAAACATGTCAGTACAGCAACTTTACGATCGAGTTGCAGAGTTAACTAACAAATACTTTGCAACTCAAAATCCCCAAGTCCGCGACCAAATTTCTACATTTATTGAATTGTATAGACAAGAAGCAATGATGAAAGAAGCAAGAAATCAAGTAGAAGAACAAAAAAATCGTAAAAATGGCGATTTAGATCTTGACAAACTGATTAATATCAGTTAAACTATATGTATGCTAATGAAAACAGACAACCTCGGAATACCACGATTCTCTAACAAGGATCTTATTGACATGATCTATTCAGGTCATGCTGACAAATGCCACGTAGTACTATGTGACCCAAGTGACGACATTGATCAATTTAACAAAGCAATGCGTGATCAGTACTTACCTGAGCTTAAACAATATATCCCAATTGATGTAGAGCAGAAAGACTTTGACGGTGCGTTACAGTCCGAATGGTTTATGCCTGACAAATATAAAGAACTTAATGTATACCATTATGTATTAGGTAAAGCAGAAATACCCTGTGAGGAAATCCCCCATCAAGAACGTATATGGGAAGAACTTAGAGAATATGAAGCACGTGGCATGCACGACTTATTACGTTACATGATCTATCTTGTAGACTTTATGCGTGAGAATAATATTGTTTGGGGTGTAGGTAGAGGTAGCTCTGTAGCAAGTTATGTGTTATACTTAATAGGTGTACACAAAATAGATTCGATCCAGTATGACCTGGATTGGAGAGAGTTCCTGAGATAAGTACTAATATAACAAGGAGACACAAATGGCAGTAAAGCAAACAGGTCGAAAAATATACAAAACTATGACGGGCAAAACCGTTGATATGGATTTGTTAAGACAAAGAAATGAATTAACACCAGCAGTAGGCAATGCTAAAGTAAATGCTCGTGGAGACGAACTAGGAGCAGGCGGTCAAATTATTCGCAAGCGTGAAGAAGTAATGCGTGACTTTTATGATGATAATGTTGAACCTACACAGTTCGAAGCATCAGAGAAAGAACCTACTCCGGCAGAGCCTGTACAAGAAACAGTACAAGTCGAAGTTCCAACTCCTCGTGCTACTAAGGCAAGAACAGGACAGACTAAAGCAGAAGCAAAAGCAACCGATGACGAATGGGTTGAAGATGCAGATGGTAATTTTGTAAAAAAAGGTGATTAATGTTTAATTATAAAGATATGGCCGCAAACAAGCGAGGCCACCAAGTAACAATTAAAGCTGAAAAATTGCGGGCTATCAATGATAGAGTGCTTGTTACCGATATGGAATTTGGAGAACAATATACTCAAGGTGGGCTTATTATTAGAAGTGATGATGGCGAATCTAGAGGAATTTATCCACGTTGGGGTAAAGTATTTTCTAAAGGTCCAACAAACGTAGATCCATATGAAGTAGGACAATGGATATTAGTCGAACATGGTCGCTGGACACGGGGCTTAAACATTGCACTAGATGGCGAAGAGCCAATTACAGTACGAATGGTCGAAGCAGAAAGTATCTTAGGTTGGGCTGAAGAAAAACCCAATGACCTTAGACTAGGTGAAGAAATTGACGTAAACGGTGATCAAGCTCGTCCGGAAGACTTTGTTAACGCTCGCGGACAGATGACACAGTAAGAAATTAAAACACTCAAAGAAAGAGGCTAATGTGAATAACGTAGATCTAAATAAGTATAAAGAATTTGTAGAAGAAGTAACTAGCACAGCAAGTAATAATACTACTGAGCTATCAAAAACCCTAGATAAACTAGAAACTGAAAGTGGTGTTAACATGGCACTACTACTAACAGGCTCGATCGGAATGGCGAGTGAAGGAGGCGAATTTGCTGAAATTGTTAAAAAATGTATTTTCCAAGGTAAACCACTTGATGATGCAACTATCTTTCATGCTAAACGAGAACTTGGCGATATTGCTTGGTACTGGGTTAATAGTTGCAGGGCACTTAATTTGGACCCTAATGAAGTTCTAGCAGAAAATGTAAACAAACTTAAAGCACGTTACCCAGGCGGTGAGTTTGATGTACATTATTCCGAAAACCGTAAAGACGGCGATCTTTAAGTAAAAAAACACTTGACTCCTTAATTGTTTTATGCTATAATGTATATAACGATTAAGGAGTATTTTTATGAAATTCCCAAAACCCCAAAGCAGTGGTATAGGTACTACTGGAGTATGTGGTGTGGCTTTGTTAATACTGCACACTACAGGATTTATCACCGGCTGGGCATGGCCGTTACTATATGTCGCATTAATCCTAAGCGCAATCGGTCAAGAGAATAGGAAGGGCTAATATGGGCACTAAAGTACACGGAATGATAGACTTAGAAACGCTTGGCGTAAACCCAGACAGTACTATTATTACCCTAGGTGCTATTAAATTTGATCCTTATACTGATGTTGAACCGCACAGTGGATTATATTTACGTTGCGATATTGAAGAACAAACAGAACAGCTCGGCAGAAGTGTAGATGACAATACACTTGCTTGGTGGGGCAAACAAGATCAAAAGATCCAAGACGAAGCGTTTGGAGAACACGAGGATCGTGTTAACATGGATCAGCTTACAAAGGCACTTAATAAATGGTGTGTAGGCATTGACCAACTTTGGTGTCAAGGACCGTTATTTGACTATGCAATTTTGCAAAACTTGTACAGCGGCATAGGTAAACCGTGTCCGTGGAACTTTTGGCAAATTAGAGATAGTCGAACGCTGTTTGCAATGATGCCCCAGGATCCGCGTAAAGCAATACAAGAAGAACTACATAATGCATTAGCTGATTGTTATTATCAAGCTATATGCGTACAGCAATCATATAAACATTTTGGAGTAGAAGTACGATGAAGGAATTATGGGTAGAAAAATACCGTCCAGCAACAGTAGATGGTTATGTTTTTAGAGATCAACATCAGCGTAATCAAGTAAACACTTGGATTAAAGACGGTACTATTCCGCATCTATTGTTTAGTGGTAACGCAGGTATTGGTAAAACAACACTTGCTAAAATTTTACTTAACCAGTTAGAAGTAAACGAGTATGATGTACTAGAAATTAACGCTAGTCGTACAAACTCTGTAGAAGATGTACGTGACAAGATTGTAAACTTTGTACAAATGATTCCGTTTGGTGACTTTAAGGTTGTACTACTTGATGAGGCTGACTATTTGTCGCCTAACGCACAAGCCGCACTACGTGGAGTGATGGAAGAGTATCATACTACAAGTAGATTTATTTTAACTTGCAACTATCCTAACAGAATTATTCCTGCACTACATTCACGTTGCCAAGGCTTTCATATTGAACGCATTGACCAAACTGAGTTTACAGCACGAGTAGCTGAGATTCTTATTACAGAAGAAGTTGTTCCAGATTTAGATGTACTAGACACATACGTAAAGGCTACATATCCAGACTTGCGCAAATGTATTAATATGGTACAAATGAACTGTGTAGACGGCGCATTAGTTCCGCCAGCAAAGAGCGACAGTGGCGATGCAGATTACAAACTTGAAATGGTTGAACTGTTTAAGGCTGGTAAGATTGGCCAAGCAAGAAAACTAGTGTGTAGTCAAGCTCGCCCAGAAGAAATAGAAGATATATACAAGTGGTTGTATGATAATATTTCTTTGTTTGGTGATGATGAAAAACAGGAAAGTGCTATCCTAGTAATTAAACAAGGACTAGTTGATCATACGTTAGTAAGCGACCCAGAAATTAATTTGGCCGCAACATTAATTAGATTAGCAAGGTTGAATAAATGACTTATCTAGTAAACGATAATTGTATTAAGTGCAAGCACATGGACTGTGTAGAAGTATGTCCAGTCGACTGTTTTTACGAGGGTGAAAACATGCTTGTAATTAATCCAGACGAATGTATTGACTGTGGTGTCTGTGAACCAGAATGTCCGGTTGATGCTATTATTACAGACTTTAATGACGTTGATAATAAATGGTACGACATTAATCATAAATGGTCAAACACATGGCCAAATATTTCAGTAATGGGAACTCCGCCTGAAGATGCTAAAGAATGGGACGGAGTGCCTGATAAATTTGAAAATCACTTTAGCGAAAAGCCAGGCGAAGGCAAATAATAAAACATATGAAAATAAAAATAGAATTAGAAATTGACACTGAGGTAGAACAGGATCTAAATGCTGTTGAAGACTTTATTAAGAAGTTAACAGAAATTGCGGAGATGATGAATGAAGATTAAGTGCAAGCACATATTGCTAAGTTACGAAGAAGCTGAGAATAGTTCACATGATCGTCCGCTAGAAGTAGCAGTAGCAGATGCTAACAAAATAATTGCAGAATTAAAAAAAGGTGTTGTTACTTGGAATGATGCGGCTGTCAAGCATAGTGCATGTTTAAGTCATAAAGTCGGCGGGGACCTTGGATGGTTTGAAGAAGAAACAATGCACCCCGATTTTGCGAATGCTGTTAAATGTATTCCTATCAATGAGCTTAGTGAGCCTCCTATTACTACACCTTGGGGTGTGCATATTGTTCTAAGGACAGGCTAATGGGTCCTGAAGGTTTAAATTTAAAATTTAGCGAAAACGGATGCGACTTCTGGGCATTAGAAAACAGTTACTATAGAAAAGGGTATTTTGTTGATATTGGTGCTAGTGACGGAGTTACTGCTAGTAACACTTACTTGCTTGAAAAGTTTTACAAATGGAAAGGTATTTGTGTAGATCCAAATCCTGTTACCTTAAAAAGTATGTGCGGTGCTAGAGATACATCAGTTAGCGATCTTTGTGTATATAAAGAGTCAGGTAAAATATTACCCTTTAAGTATTTAGGTGACCAATCAGAATTTTATGGTTGGAATTTGCGTAGTGGCATAGATGGTCTTGTAAGTAACGATATGGGCGTAAAAATGAACGATCATAAAGTCTTTACAATTACACTTACAGATTTATTAAAACTTTATAGTGCGCCGCATAAGATTGATTACATAAGCATTGATGTTGAAGGAAGTGAACTTGAAGTATTAGCAGGATTTGATTTTTCTGAATATGATGTTAAAATGTTTAGTATAGAATATGAAAACGAAGATAATAGAGCTTTAATATATAGCACAATGTCTCAGAACGGATATACTAGGGTTGACTTTGATCAGAACGTAGTAGAAGATAGGTATATAAAAAATGGTTGAATACGAGTACTATGACTGGAACGCTTTAATTAGTGAAGATAATCGTAACTCGATGTGTCGCGATGTTAGTACAGGAATTGAAGCAGGTAACTTTTGGACAAATAGTCCCAAGTACCAAACTAACTGGAATGTATTCCAAGAATTTACAGATTTAAAAATGAGCTTTATTTGGAGTTGCTTTAAATACTTGCAACGTGACGTACCTATCAAAAATATACAAAGTTGGGCATTTCAAACTTCACTTAAACATGTTGAAGAAAGAGATGCACTGTGGCATCACCACAATCATAATCCGGAAACAAAAACAGTAAGCGGTGTGTACTATATGCACTTGCCTGAAGACGTTAAAGATTTAACTACAGCCGGAACAGAATTAGCACCTATTAGTCCAGAAGGTGAAGGTAACTTTTTTGTACCTTGGAAAACAGGACACTGGATGATATATCCTGGATCAGTTTGGCACAGACCTGGTATAGTACAATCTCAAAAAGACCGCTTCATTATTGCGGCAGATATGGAGTTTTAATAATGTTAAGCAAGCAATGCAAATTGCATCTTAAAAAAGCAAATATGACAGGGGTGCAACACATGATACACGCTCTTAAAATTGCATTTAAATTACAACTACTAGTACCGGCACTTATTATTCATAGTGTTGCTCCTAGATTATTTCCTACAATAGCAAGCACTACAATGAAAAGGATATTGGATGACAATCAAAGCAATCCTAGCCTGTGATGATAATTACGGTATTGGTAAAGACGGAACTCTTCCTTGGCCGCATAATCCAGCAGACTTAAAATGGTTTAAAGAAAGCACAACAGACTGTGCTATTGTTATGGGAAGAAATACATGGGTAAGTTTGCCCAAAAAACCGTTACCAAATAGAACTAATGTAGTTATAACTTCAATAGAAAATCGTAATATAGAAAATGCTGACTTTGTGTTTTGTGATAATGTCAATGATCGTATAGTTAGTTTAAGTCAAGATTATCCTGTTTGGATTATCGGTGGCACTAAACTTATTCTTAGTTGTATAAACCTTATTGATGAATTTCATCTAAGTCGTATCAAAGGATCGTACGACTGTGATACATTCTTACCAGCATCGCTGATAGAAGAAAACTACAGTCTTACCAGTAGCGGATTAAACAACAACGTATATGTAGATGTATGGAGTAAAATTAAATGAAGCAGTATTTAGATGCCCTAGAGCATATATTAGAGAACGGTGAAGACGTAAGTGATCGCACAGGTGTAGGCACACGTAGCGTGTTTGGCTATCAAATGCGCTTTAATTTGCGTGATAGTTTCC